TCGATGTCGAGCGCGGCGACCGCGCCGCCGACGATCCCGACGCCGCAGTCGGGCCAGGTCGACCAGGTCGCGACCTCGATCTCGGTGGTGGCGCGGCTCGCATGCCGGTTCCACTGCGGGTAGTCGTGCCAGCCCGCGCGGGCGAACTGGCCTGGTTTCTTGGTGCCGGGCGCGATCGGCAGGATCGCGTAGCCGTTGGTCACGAGACGCGCGCCCACGCGCGCCATCCACGAGGTGTCCGCCATCAGAAGGGCACCTCCGGGATCATGCCGTCGAGCCGGGCACGGTCCTTCGCCGCCAGGTCGCGCAGGTGGTCGCAGTAGCCGGTGACGATCACCTCGACGAAGGTGTCCCACTCCTCCTCGCTGAGTTGGGCGAGATCGGTCCGGCCGAGGCTGTCGAGATAGGCGCCGCCGGCCTTGCCGCCCTCGACCATGGCCGCCGTCTCATTGGGGGTCGGATCGATCATGCCCGACCTCCGGTGGCAGATGTCCTGGCAAACCCGGCTGCAGAGGTCTCTGCGGCTCGTGTCGCGCCGCGGGTCGGAGACGCGGAAGCGCGCGTCGAACCAGCCCCAGCCGCGGGGTTCTCGATGGCAGACGGCGCAGAGCCCGGCACGGCTGTAAGGCATGGGGCGAACCTGTAGGCGGTGATTTCGGTGAAGCGGCCCGCGGGGCGGACGGCGATCTCGGTGGGGCGGCGCAGCCGATCCGCCAGCAGAAGCGCCTCGTCGACGGACTCGGGCACCTCCAGCTCGGGCGCCCGCTCGCGCCACCAGCTCGCGGCCTTGCGGCGCGGATAACCCTCGTGCTCGAAGCAGCCCCATTCCGTATGGACGGCGAGCCCGCAGCGATAGGTGACCTTCAGCGAGACCCGCCCGCCGCGCTTCTCGTGGCGGCTATAGGTCACGTCGGTGACGCTGACCCATTGCGGCTTGCCGGTCGACAGCACCTCCAGCGTCGAGGCGGTCGGCTCGAGCTTCACCTCGCGGCCGGGGAACTCGAAGCCGCAGTCGGGGCATTCAAGCGCGGCGATGGCCACGATGGTCCCGCATTTCGGGCAGATCTTGGTGGGTGGCGGCCCGTCCCCCGGACCGCCCGGCCGTTTCGGCCGCACGAGATCGATGGGGCCATGCCGGCGGACATTGCCCGCGAAATCGAGAACGAGGCAGTTCTCCTTGCCCTCGGAAAGCCGCGTGCCCCGTCCGGCCATCTGGACATAGAGCCCGGCCGACTTGGTGGGCCGCAGCATGGCGATCAGGTCCACGGCCGGGGCGTTGAAGCCGGTGTTCAGCACCCCCATCGAGGCCAAGGCGCGGATCTTGCCGGCCTTGAACTCGGCGATGATGCGGTCGCGTTCATCCTTGGGGGTATCGCCGAAGATGGTAGCGCAGCTGATCCCGCAGCGGCGGAATTCCTCGGCAACGTGTGTTGCGTGACTGACGCCCGAACAGAAGGCCAGCCACGACTTCCGATCCTTGCCATAGACAATGATCTCACTCACGGCCGCCTTGGTGATGGCGTCCTGGTCGACCGCCTTTTCAAGGTCGCGGGCGATGAACTCTCCGCCGCGCGTACCGACGCCAGTCACATCGAGCTTGGTCTTCGGCTGCTTGGACATCAGCGGGCTGAGGTAGCCAGCCGTGATCAGGTCGCGGACCGACACCTCGTAAGCGATGTCGGTGAACAGCGCGTTTTCGCCTTCATGGAGCATGCCGGAGTCGAGGCGATAAGGCGTGGCAGTCAGCCCGATCACCTTGAGCTTCGGGTTGATCGCTTTCATGGCGTCCAGGAAGCGGCGGTACATTGTGCTCGCCTTGCCCGGGATCAGATGGGCTTCGTCGATCAAGATCAGATCACAGTGGCCGATTTCGGCCGCGCGGCGGTGGATCGACTGGATCCCGGCGAACAGGATGCGCGCTCCAGCATCACGGCGACCGAGGCCGGCGGAGTAGATACCGGCAGGTGCTTCCGGCCACAGGCCCAGCACATCGGCATGGTTCTGAGCGATGAGTTCACGCACATGGGTCACGACCAGAATGCGCTGATCTGGCCAGGCCTTAAGGACCCCGTCGATGAACGAGGCCATGACCAGACTTTTGCCGCCAGCGGTCGGGATGACGACCAAGGGATTGCCGTTCTTGTCTTCGAAGTAGCTGTAGATCGCGGCGATTGCCGACTGCTGATAGGGGCGGAGCTTAAGCATTTGCGGCCTCCTTCTGGCGCGCGTCGTTCAGCCAGTCGGAGCCGTCGGCCATGCGGTAGGCGACGAAATCCTCACCGGCGTCGGTGACGGTTCCGGGGACGAGATCAGGGATGAAGAGATGGCGAGCGCAGGCGCGGCGCTGGTCCCGTGGATCAAGCTTGCGGTCATGACGGGCGCAGTGCCAACCGCCCTCGACGGGCGTGGAATGCAGGCAGGTCCGGTAGTTCACCGCAGCCGCATCGCCGGCGTGGCAGGCCGCATGGTGCGAACACATGCGGCACTCGAACCAGGTCGGATCATCGCTGATCCGGGCCGGCGGATGCTGGGCATCGATGGTGCGTTTGGCCTTGTCGAGCAGCCGCGCTTTCGCTTCAGGATCGGCCTCGATCCGCTCGATGTGCAGTGCGTCCGTGTCCTTGCAGACCGCAATGTACATGGCCCGGGTCAGCCCGGTCAGGTGCATATAGGTCAGCATCTGGGCGGTGTGCTGGGGTTTCGATTTCACGACCCCCTTGGCGACGAGGTCTGCGAAGCTCTTGACCGAATGGGTCTTGAACTCGACGACGTGCCAGGTCTTCGGCGCCTCCAGCAGGCCCAGGGCCACGCCATCGAGCGAGCCGCCGAAATGGCCGCCATGGGCTTCGACCCGGAACTGGCGGCCAGTCTCGGGATCGACCTCCAGTACGGTGGCGCCGGTCGAGCGCAGGTTGGCGACAATCCGGTCTTCTTCGCGCTCCCCGGTCTCGAACAGGCGAAGCATGCGGCCAGAAAAGCGCGAGGGTGTGACCCACCGGAAATCGAACCACAGCGCGCGGCCGCAGGGCTTGCCAATCAGCGAGGCACCGAGGTGTTCGCGAAAGCCATCACCCTGGCGTGCCTCGTAGGCATTGTAGATCGCCGTAAGGGTCGGCGTCGGCGGGGCGGGAAGTTCTGCCATCACAGATCCTCCGCTTCGCTGCGGGCGCGTGCTTCGGCGAGAAGCTCGGCCCAGACTTCGGGATCGTGGCGGGCGCGCAGGATGTCGATCAGCGCGTCCTTGACCTTGTTGCGGCGGTGCCAGCCGCTGCCATCGGCGAGCAGTTCGGCGCGTTCGCGGTAGAGGTGGCGCTGCGCGGTGCGGGCGCGGTTGAACCACACCGGGTCGATTGGCTTTCCCTGCGTCTGGCGGGTCAGATCGGCGGTCGCGATCTGGGTGCGGATCTTGGCGATAGCGTCGTCGAGTTCGATCAGGCGGCGCTGTTTTTCAGGCAAGCCGGGGGCGTTCGCAGCCACAGGGGCTGCGTTGAGCGGTTCAATCATGGTCAGTCTCTTGTCTGGCTGAGGCCGCCGCGATTTCCCGCAGCGGCCTGCAGGGATCAGCCGTTACGGTTCCAGGGGGCGGCAGCCGGAGCAGCCGGGGGCTGCGTAGCCGCAGGGGCAGCCTGATAGGCAGGTGCCGCCGGCGCGGTCTTTTCCGGGACGAGGTAGCGCATCGTATTCTTCTCCGAATAGCCGTCCACGGGCGGCTTCACGCCAACCTGGATCGTCATCGGCACCAGGTGCAGATCGATGCTGTCGTTGACCTGCAGCTTACCGGTCGCGTGGCAGATGGCCGACAGCGTGCGCTGCGCGATCTCGACCGTCTGCGGGTTCGAGTTCACGAGGTTGAGCTGGTCGAACAGCTTGCGGCCCTGATACGGCCCCTCGATGATGTCGAGCATCAGCCAGAGGAACTGGCCCATGCCATTGCGGGTGACGCGCATTTCGCTTTCGACGATCTGGGCGCGGTACTTGCCGGCGGGAAGAACATCGTAGCCGGTGGTGGGTTCGATGCCGGTCGCATCGAAGGCGGTGTCAAAACGTGCCATGGTGAAAATCTCCGTCGGATCAGGGCTGTTTGGGCTGGGGCATGGCCGCGACGAAGGCCTTCCAGTCGAGCGGAAGGGTGTCGGGCAGGCCATAGCGGTTCTTGGCAAGGAAGGCCGGACGTTCGGCGGTGTGCAGGACGCGTTCACCGGAGCCGAGCGCACGGGCTACCTTCTTGTTAAAGCCGACATCCGCCTTCGTGATGGACATGCGGTAGTTGGCAAAAAGCACGACATCGCAGTGTTCCTGCAGCAGGGCCGCAGCGCGGGCCTGGAGCTTGATGACGTAGCGGTCGTAAGGCTCGTGCTCGGGGCTATCGAAGCGCTTGATGTCGGTGTGGGCGATCTGGA